ATGGATATCCTTTTACCTTACAATATTTTTATGAAGTATCTGGGGGGTGTTATGCGACTGGTTCTATGTTTTGTTGTTATGGTTTCGTGGATTCTACTTTGGGGCTATGAGGCTTCTTACATCGATTCGACCGTTCAACCAGCAGACGATTTCTACCGATATGCCAATGGAAGCTGGATAAAAAGCAACGTACTTCCCCAAAACATATCAAGATACAACCAACTGAGCGAAACAGACCATCTCATGCTGCAGAATCTTGCCATGCTATTCGCAAACAACCGATGCGAAACTGCAACCTGTTACGAATCAGATGCTCCGTTGGAGCGAATCGCTGCACTTCTGCAGATATATTACAATACCGGAGTGTGTGAGAAAGGCGACTATTCACGCGAAAGAGCCGTTCTATTGGAGCAGATGGAGTCGATCCAGTCCCAGGTTATGCGAGGTATGGCTGCCGACGCGATTGCAGAACTTCATCTGCTGGGAGTCAATCCATTGTTCCGCATCTATGATCCTGAAGCATGGCAGGTGCTCGACATCCATCGCCTGTACTTAAGACAACCTTCCATCAATATCATGCCCCATGAGGATGATGAATCGATTCGCTTCAACGCCCAATACAGAGATTATCTGGTGGAGTTATTCACTCTTTGCGGAAATAATGCAGAGGCTATTGCTGTCTCTCGCGCCGATGCGGCTATTCGGGTTGAGTTCGAGATCGCATCGATCTTGCGGCCAGATCCACAATCACCCAGAAAAATGTATAACAAGCGATCCCCAGGAGAGTTCGCGAGTTGGTTCGAACCCATGGATTTCAACATATGGCTGCAAGAGCTGTCCATTGGAAATGAAGAAGAACTGGTCATCGATCACCCGGATTATTTTCAAGACCTTGCAGAGCTGCTCCAGAACATCAATCATGATGACTTGTCATGTTATCTAACTTCTAAGTTTCTGACGGCATATGGCAGGTACATGCATGGAGATTTTCAAACAGCAAGAGCCGAGTACTTCCGCAAACAGTATGGCCTGAATCTACTCGACAGCGTCGGCTCATCCGTCGTGGAGCAAATGACATATGATCTGCCGGAGTATCTGAATGAATTTTACCTCGATAAATTCATTACCGAAGATGTGGTGGCAGGTGTGCATGAGATAGCGGAGAACGTTCGCACTGCCTGGATGACCCGGGTCGGGAAGAATGATTGGATGGGGTCGTCGGAAAGGCAACGCGCTATGCAGAAGTTGGCGAGTCTCGAATTCGTGATAGGAGGGGAGTCGTTTGCGGATTCCGTATCGGCATACTCGCTAACGGATGAAATCCTGAAGACAGATCCTGAAATCACGTATATCGAAGTTGCGATGTCGGTTCGAAAATGGCGCACACACAAGACTATTTCGCGTATCGGACAGGTTTGGGATGAAACCCGGCCAGAGTTCTGGTCGTTTTCCCTCAATTTCTACTATTCACTACTCGAGAACAGGGTCATCATCGGCGGCGGGAACCTTATAGCCCCCAGTTTCGACCTTTATGAAAGCCCTTCGGCAAGCTACGGAGGAATCGGCACGCGAATTGGCCATGAAGTATCCCACGCAATCGATTCTCAAGGTCGCCTTTTCCATGCGAACGGCAAGCCCTTGAACTGGTTCCAGAGATTGGGGCTGACATCCAGATTCGACACGCGATGTAAAACACTCATCGATCAATACAACCACTACTTTATCTCTGAAGATTGTTCTGTGGACGGCAAAGCGACTCTGATGGAAAACCTGGCTGACCTGGGTGGCGTTATTACCGCCTATGACGCACTGACCTTGGCCTGTACCAATCGGCGAGGCTCGTCGCCACCAGACGCCCGCGTTTTCCTCATCGCATATGCTCAGAAATGGAGAGAACTCATTACAGAACGGCAACAGAGACTCCAGTGCAAAGGCCCTCACTCACCCACATGTTTCCGCGCAATAGGTCCTTTGCAGAATATTGATCTGTTCTACGACACATTTGTTGTTCCACCTGACAGCCCGATGTATCTCGAACCAGAAAAACGGACGCATCTTTGGTAGAGCTATTGATGTACACGCTGTTCCCAAAGTTGCCTAACTGTTTGTTCGAGACAAAAGTACTCACCCCGTGTCTGTTTTTTTCTGACAACTTCTTGTAGCCTTCGCGGTTCATCAAATTGTTCATTTGCTTCATCACTCACTCAGGCGATGAATCATCTCCCGCGCAAACTTACCTGTCAAGCTATAAAATGACACCCCCTTGGCAGAAGTTTACAGACGCTCGGTTTTCCACCCAAGCGACGACGGACTTGCGAGATAGGCGTCTGTAAACGACTGTAAAGGTTTGGCAGAAACGGTTCGTTTCGTCCCCTTCGGTGCCACCGGTTTGGCACATGGGTTCCACTCTCGCAGCCGTGTTAAGCCGTTATTTCCGTGGAGATTCGCGCAAGCTCATGGGATATCGTCTGTAAAGCGACTGTAAAAGGGGCGTCTGTAAACGTGTGTAAAGAGCGTTTGTAAAAGAGCGACTGTAAAACGTTTGTAAAACGCAATGAAAAAGGCGAGCGTCAAACGACCGGGTGAAACGAACCCGATCGAACCGATGCTCGCCGATTCTTCTAATAGAGCCTGAATTGAATCACCACCACGCCCACGAGGTGAACGTCCATTGGTGAATCCTCGTCGAGCACGATGACATTGTAGTCTTTGTTGAATGGGAGAAGGAGTACCTGCTTGTTCTTCGGCACGAGCTGCACCTTCTTAAGCGTGATGCCGTCGTCGGTTCTCACCGCGCACACCTTGCCATCGAGACTCATCCAGTCGTAGTTGTACTGGATCACCACGATGTCGCCGTGATGGATGTTCGGCTCCATACTGTGGCCATTCACCCGAAACACGCAGTAATTCACCGTGTCGCTCGAAAGGAACACGCGTGGGATTTCGATGTACGCGAGACTGTCCTTCTTCGCCTTCACGGGAGGCCCTGCTGCAATCTCTGCTTCTACCGGCAGACTCACCGTTCGACTGAAGTAGTTGTCGGAGGGATTGTACGGTCTGCCATCGATGGTCTTGACCGTGTGCTTGAGCATTTCAAGCCGCTTCTTTTTGCCGTCCTCGGTCTCGAGCAACGCTTCGGGGAAGGGTTCGATGAACATCGAGCCTTGCCCCGTGAGTAACCAGTTCATGTTCACGGCATGCATTTCGCAAATACGAACCAGCGCATCGATGGACGGTTTGCTCTTTTTCTTGTCAGAGAGCCAATCCGAGAGGTTTCCGGTTGACACGCCGATAGACGACGCAAAATCCATCTTTTTCATTTCTAACGACTTAACTACAGCCGCCAATCTGTCTTTTACTTCCATGCTTTCTCCTGCAATGACTTACAGTTTATGCGAGAAATCTGTTGACATTTCGCACGCAATTCTTCTTTATTGATGCATGAACTCGAAATTGCACAAACACGAACCGGTGTCAATGGAAAATTTTCAGCGGAAGGGAGAAGGGATTGAATAAGTACACGCAAAACCAATTCAAGGCAGCCATAAAGCTTAAAGGAATCAGCATTTCCGAGATTTCAGAAACCATAGGAATTTCGATGCGGATGTTGGAATATTATATGAAGGGCGAGAAGAATATGCGAAAAGCGCACGCCTTCCTCGAACTTCTCGAACCGGAATTGAGTCAGATTACAGGGGAAGCATTTAGCGTAAATGCGAGAGACGCGAGAAGGAGGATCGGATGAATTGGATGACCTGCTCGGAATTGCAGGACATGTTGAGCGTATCACGTCCGACAGCAGTCAAGATAGCGCGGGAGAAGGGATGGGAGTCTCGCTACGAGACCTTGCCGCAGGGAGGACGCCGTAAGCTATTTGCCGTCCCAGAAGAGAGGACTGAGACGCCGACAGAGCCAGAAATAGCACACGATTCTGAAGAGGATGAGCAAGAAGAGTCAGTCTCGATTTCGGTTCCTGCCTTGCGGGACGAGACGATACCCGACCTGCGGCCCAAACACAACGAGCCATTGCATTATCAGGAGCAGGCGCACCTGCGCGCTCAGCTTTGCGATGCCATACTCGAAGTCCTTAGTAGCGCTGATTCGAAGACAGATGCGTGGAAGACCATCGTCGAAGCCTACAACGACAGACGCTTCATGCCGGAACTGTACGTCGTCGAAGGACATCGCGGCGAGCGGACACTGCGTCGTTGGGTGCGGAACTACGTCAAGGCGGGGCGAGACGCTCGCTCGCTCATCCGCAAGTACACGGTCGCCGAAGCCACGCGCAAGGCGACAGAAACTGAGCAGAACTTCCTGTTGCATCTCCTGCTCAATCCGAACCGCATATCCATCGGGTCGGCCATCCGTAAACTGAAGCAGATGGAGACCTTGCAGAAGCTGGAATCGCCATCGAGCGAACGTACCCTCCGCCGCTGGTGCGAGGAGTGGCGTGACAGCCACAAACCCGAATGGAACCTGCTTCGTAACGGCAAGAAATCGCTCAAAGAGACTGGCATCCTGAGCGTGCTCAGAAGCGATGACATCGAGGTCGGCGACGTCTGGGTCGCAGATGGTCACAAACTCGCCTTCGACATCATCGACCCGGCTACCGGAAAGCCCAGGCGCATGACGATGATCATGTTCTTCGACTGGGCTTCCCGTTACCCGGTGGGAGCGTCGCTGGCGGTTTCGGAGGACTCGCAACATGTGTTACTGGCTCTCCGTAACTCGATCATGCACTGGGGAGGACGACCAAAGTACGTGTACCTCGACAACGGCAAGGCCTTCCGCTCGAAGTTATTCAACAAGCAGTGGGAGAAGCACGACCTGAGCAAGGAGTTGGAGGGTATCTTTCCACGACTCGGCATCGGGGTTGTTTTTGCCAAGGCCTACAACGCGCGTGCCAAGGTGGTCGAGAGATTCTTCAGGACGTTTCAAGACGACTTCGAACGCTACATGACGACCTTCCGGGGCGGCTCCATCGACGACAAGCCGGCGACACTGAAGCGCAACGAGAAGTGGGTGCGCAACATCTTCGCAGGTAAGCCGCTGACCATCCCACAGGCAAAAGCGATGATCGGGCTCTACATCGAGAAGATGTACGGACTGACGCCGCACACGGGTATCGGCGGACGCAAGCCCTTCGAGGTGTTCCACGAAGCGGCGATACCGGCGGAACAACAAATCGATCTGACTCAGCTCAATTTCCTGATGCTCGCGGCCACCGACAGAGTCGTACAAGCTTCGGGAGTACGCTTCAGCAATATCCACTTCTGGCATGACGAGTTGATTCAGCACATCGGTGACAAGGTCACCATTCGCTACGACCTGATGGACATGCGCTCGGTGCTTGTCTATGACGCGAAAAACCGCTTCATCTGTCAGGCGGAAGCGCGACGTCACCAGCATCCGTTCATCCATCTCGCCAAGGACAAGCCGCAGGCGCAGAAGGCTCTCCAGAAGGAGCTGCAAAGTATCCGTCGACTCGAGAAGAACGTGCAGGAATCGTCCGAGAAGATACTGCTCAAGGTCAACGAAGCAGTCGGAGCTATCCAGCAACCGATGACCGACCAGATTGGCGAGATTTTTGCCGACCAGCCATTGATCGAACAGCCGGAGCCGACGCTGACCATCGACGACATCGTGAAGGCGTCGGTGAAGGGTGAGAACATCCAGCTCGATACAAAGCCTCGCGAGGATGAAGAACTCAACTTTGAAGAACTGATGAAAGCAATTGGAATTGGATAATAGGGAGGTACATACATGAGAGAGAGAATTTTGGCGGAAACGTCAAACGTGCGAGGGGCGAAGAAATGCATCGCCTATCTGCAGAGTCGACCCAAAACCGAAATGGTCGGGCTGGGGCTCCTGTACGGAGCTCCTGGGCTTGGCAAAACCCGCTTCGCCAAGCGGCTTGCCTACGCCAACGACTACATCTACCTGCGGCTCGAAGCCTCGATGACGGCGAAGGTGTTCGCGCGCGAGCTGCTACGACTGATCAACTATCGATTTGGCCACACCGACGACAACCTGCATGGCTCGACGAGCACGCTTCTGCGTCGGTGCATCAGCGTGTTGCACTCGCATCCGGAGGCAGTCATTGTCATCGACGAAATCGACTACGCCTTCAGCCAGCCGATGCTGCTCGGTTCCATCCGTGACATCGTGGACGAGACGCTGGCCATCGTGGTGCTGGTCGGCATGAAGGACGCCCGTGAGAAGCTACTCAAGGCCAACGCGCACTACTTCGACCGGTGCAACTACTTCTACGAATTCCAGCGGCTCTCCCGCGCCGACGTCGAACTGGTTTGCATGAAGGTCTCGGACGTGAAGATGCGCGCCGACCTGCTGACCTACATCCACAAGTCCACGCACGGCAACTTCCGCCAGATCATCAAGATTATCGAGGCGGTCGAGAAGGTAGCCGCATCCAAGAACCTGTCCGAGGTCGCTCTCAGCGATTTGCTCGAGACGCAGGAGTTGAAGAATGCGTCCTAACATCCCCGCCAAGTGTGTCATCGACCGCTTTGTCGAGTATCACAGACGCCCCTTCACCGTGAAAGACGTCGCCAACGATACTGGTCTGCATACGAAGACCGTCCGCAACCTGTTGCCTCAGTTGGTGCGAGAGGGACGGATTCGGGTGATGCTCCGTGAACCGAGTGGAACCATCTACGGAAAAGTTCCCGTGACGCAGAACATGCCGACGGGTAAGCGTAGCGACTGGACGCCTCGCATGGATAAGCTCCAGCACTTCTATGATTTGGTCGCAAAGCACCCGCACATCGATGATATTAGAAAACACACGCCATACAGTCAGGAGACCGTTTATCGCTACCTGCGCATTCTGGTTATCGACGGCTGCCTCAAGAAATTGCATGAGATATACAAACAAGTGGAATTCAAACCGACCTACCGTCCCTGGAGTGCGTACAAGGGAACGAGCCAGCAATTGAGCAGGTTCCGAATGAACGAGCGAGAGAAGATTATCAAAGAAATCCAGCATGACTGCGAGCGCAAAGACCTCGAACTCCCTGAATTCGACGAGAACACACCGATTGAGAATCTCAAGTATCTGCGAGACCGTTGTTTCTACTTGAGCTATGGGTTGGGCGGTTATGACCAAAGATGAATACGCCCGTCTCCTGCGTCGTGAAATCGCCGCGACCGCCATCAAGAAGCACGGCTGGAGCATGGACGAGTTGCATGTGGTAATGGTGCACTGGGGATTCGGTCCGTCGCTACGCGAGCTGAGCATCGACCGTCTGAAGAAACTCAAGAGCCACCTCACGGGAAACGTCCATCCTCGAGCCGTGTACGAACCGCAGGGGCGCCTCATGCACGCGCTCATGAAGGAACTCGGCTGGTCACAGGCCGACATGCAGAAGTACCTGCTCAAACGCTACAGCAAGACACACTTCAACGCTCTCTCCGAGCACGAACGGCGCGGCGTCATCGCCATGCTGAAGAAGAAAAAACAATCCGCATAAGGAGATAAATTATGGCACGAACCAGAACTCTCACCGACGCCGAGGGGCGCGAGTACCCCGCCAGCATCCTCGACCCAGCCATCGTCAAGCGCGACCGCATCGTCCAGAAGGTGATGAAACGCGCGCAACGGCTTCACACAAGCATCACCAACGAGAAAGAGCGCATGTCCGCCGAGGTCGAGAAGTATCTCGACGACCTCGCCGCCCAGTACGACGAGACGTGGAAGGGCAACGCCGAACTCGTCAGCTTCGACGGCCTGTTCAAGGTGGAGGTGCGCAACCGCGAACGCATCACCTTCGGGGTGGAACTGCAACTCGCCAAACAAAAGATCGACGAGTGCCTGAAACGGTGGTCGCAGGACAGCAATATCAACCTGCGCGCCATCATCAACGAGGCGTTTCAGGTCGACAAGAAGGGCCAAATCGCCAAGCATCGCATCCTCGGCCTGCGTCGCTACAACATCAAGGACGCCAATTGGAAGGACGCGATGAAGCTGATCGACAAGGCGATTCAGGTGACCTCGACCCGCCAGTATCTCGCGTTTTATCAGCGCGGTAGCATCGAAGAGCCATTCAAGCTGATTCCGCTCAACTTCAGCGCGATCTGATACTGTGGCAGGAGTGCTCAACTCGCATTGATTCAGATGCGAGTTTTTCTTACGTTCGACGCAGAGGTAAACACATGCAAGTATTTGATGAGAAACGCTGCTACCGGCCTGACGAGATTGCTGGCTGCCTCAACGTCAACATCTCGACGGTCTATCGGATGATCCGCAGCATAGAGGAACCGCTTCCCGCCTTTCGGCTGAAGAGCAACGGCCAGTTGCGCGTCCACGGGCAGTCCCTGAACAGTTATCTGGCGACGCATCAGGTCGACCCTCTCAACGAGTAATGGCCGAGAACTACGAAGCCAAGCGCGAAAGCTGCCGCGAGATGTTCCTCGCGGGACGAACCGTCGTGCGCGAGCTGGCCGATGTGCTCAGCGTCACGCCCAAGACGGTGCGCAAGTGGATCAGGGAGGGCGGCTGGCGTGACGAGCTGGACGAGCTCGAAACCCTCGACGCGAAGATCCGACTCAACATTCGCCGCGCCCTCCTGATGGCCCTGAAGCAGTACGCCGACAACCCGCAGGACACCGCGCTGCAGTCGCTGGTATCGCTCCTGAAGCAGTACCAGAAGGAGCTCGAGCCGAGTAAGGACTTGATCGACCACATGAAGCGGTTCCTGGACTGGCAGATCGATTTCTACCACGCGCGTGGCGACGAGGAAACCGCGAAGGCCATTCAGCGCGAGATACTCGGCGACGACGGGCTCGTAGCCTACTTTATGAGTCGCGCCGGCCATGCCTAAGCCGACTCAGAAAGACCTGCGGTTCTTCACGTCCGTCGCGGCGAAGACACCGTCGGTCAAACCCTTCCCCAATGACTCCCCGCAAGCTCGCACAGTACGCATCGAACGCGCCACCGGCACCGGCTGGACGGCGTTCTCCTTCTTCTGCCGCAGCTATTTCCCGCACATTTTCGAGCACCCCTTCTGCGACTGCCATCGCGAGATGTTCGAGGTAGTCGAAGCCGAGTCCGGCGTCACCGCCATCACGGGCTTTCGCGGATTGGGCAAGACTGTGCTCATGGGCGTGGTCTATCCGATCTGGCGGGTGATCAAGGGCGAGCGGTACGTGATCCACACGGCTGCCGACGTCGATCTGGCCGAGGAAAGGACGGCGTTCACCTTCAACGAGCTGACCAACAACAAGCGACTACTCGGTGACTTCGACGACCTGCGCCCCATCGACGCGACCGAGGACGACTTCTACCTGCGCAACCGCTGTCGCATCCGCGCGCGTGGCGTGAAGCAGTCCTTTCGCGGCTCCATCAATCCCCGCACCTCCACGCGCCCCGGCCTCATCGTCTGTGATGACATCGACAAAGAGGAGAACGTCGGCAACCAGACCATCGGCAGGCGGCGCATGGACAAGATCGTCCAAGAAATCGGCGGCGCGCTCGACCCGTCCGGCACGGGCAAAGTGATCTGGCTCGGCAATCTCGTGCATCCCAACTACGCGATCTGCCAGTTCATGGAGTCGATCGTCGAGGAGATCAAGTCCGACAACGACAGCTTCAACCCGGACGAGGTTCGTCACCTGTTCGCAGAGGGAAGGCGGCTCCTGCGCTTCTCTCTGGAAACCGATGACGGCCGCTCCGTGTGGGAGAAACAGTATCCCACCAACGAGCTACCGCTTCTGCGACGAAAGTTCGGTCACACGGGCTACCAGCGCGAGTTTCTCGGCGTGCCGGTGATTGAAGGCAATATGTTCAAGCACCATTGGTTCAAGCGATACGGACGCCTGCCCAAGCGCATGAAGCGTGTCTGGGTGTACGCCGATCCCGCGTGGGGCGAGAAAGGCTGCTACAAGGCGATCATCTCGATCGGCTACGACGGGATCAAGTTCTACGTGCTCCACTGCTGGGTGCGCCAGACCGAGAACAGCCGCTTCTTCGCGTTCTACTACGACGCCTGCGACGAGCTTTCCCGTCGCTACGGAGTCCGCTTCCGCGCCGCGATGGAGACCAACTACGGTCAGCACCGCATCCTCGCGGACTTCGACCGCTGGTGCCGCGAGAACAGGCGCAATCCCATCTCGCACCGCATCCGGCGCGTCAACAACGACCGCAACAAGGCCCTGCGCATCGAGCGTGTCGACACCGTCATCGAGACCGGCAAGGTGGTGTTCCCCGACGGGCAGGACACGCCGACCCTGATCAGCCAGTTTCTCACCTACCCGCAGGGCTACGTGGATGGCCCGGACGCCCTCGCAGGCTGCCTCGAACGCTTCCCCGAATACGACACCGGCCGCAACCGCACGCGCGTCAGGAGCTTCCGGTTTTGACCTACTTCGATCGTATCATGCTCGAGTACTATCGCGTTCTCAACAATGCCTGGCAGCGCGAGGTTCGAGAGTCGGCGACGGAAGCTATCAGGGCGTTGTCGGACATTCCACGCCACGAGCGGCTCGATCGCACCCATATCGACGACGTTCTCGCCGTCATCGACGCCAACCTCGGCGAGGATTTTTCGTCCGCTGTGCGCGCCGAGACGAAGGCGTACATCCAGCGGTGCATGCTGCTCGGCCTGAACGACGCGCAGAAGCAGGTGCCGCACAACACACGCATCGGTTTGTATGGCGCGCGCGAGAAGCGGCTCGAGACGGTCATCACCCGCCAGAATCTTTTCTGGATCGGTGAGCGATACGGCACGGACATCTCGCAGAAGTTCCGTTCCACCCTGACCGAGGCCGTCGCGTCCGGTTACACGAAGAAAATGCTGCAGGAGAAGCTCGCAGAGCAGTTCAAGGACTTGGGCGCGAAGTCGCAGCATTACTGGCAGGGCTTGGCGGAGCACACCGCGCTCAGGATTCGGGAGTTCGGGAGGCTGGAAGGGTATCGCAAGGCTGGCGCGAAGTACTATCGACTGGTGGTTGTCCTCGATGATCGCACGTCGGATATATGCCGTGCCCTTGCTGCGCAGAACAAGGTCTATCCGCTCTCCGACGCGCTCGAGGTGATGGAAGACCTGCTGGCCATCGATCCGAAGCAGCACAGCCTCGAATCGGCGCGAGAACGCACGAAGGAGCTTGCACCGTGGGTCAGCGATGATCAGATAGAGAGAAGCGCATCCGGCAAGCCGACAGGCGTGTCAGGAAGCCACACGCCTTTCCCGCCGTTCCACTGGAAGTGCAGGACTTCTACTTCAGTAATGTAGTTTTTTCATTAAGCCTAGTGCTCAGTTTTTCTCGGTTTTCGTCGTTATGAACTAATTTACGGTTTGATCGAATAAGTATGTTTTGCAATACTACGTATAGCTTGCGAGGAGCACCCTTCAGGATATATGGGAGAATGCCAATGAAAGCAAAAACCATGATTGTGATAATTTTTGGACAATGAATGATCATCTTAAGTATATCTGAAATATAGAAGGCCAATGTAAAACATAGAAGAGTGTATAGAGCTCCGATTATGTTCCTGCCGCATATTGCTATTTTCTGAATACGTTGATGAATAAGTCTATCTGATTCACTAAGTTCAGATAGTGCGTCTGTGATATCATCAACGTCCTTTTGGACTGAGCTCCGTAAATCTTCTTTTTCAGAAGACAAAACCTTGATTTGAGCAAGCGTTTCTTTATTTGATTCAGCAAGCAGCCTATTATATGCAGATTCCATTGCTTCACGAGACATATTGTCAGCTTTTCCGCAAGAAGCAATTTCAACCATTTCGTATAATGAATCATTCATAAGCAATGCATGATAGAGATCGGACTCTAATCCTTTCTTCTCTGAAAGCTCTTTCAGCGCTTTTCTGAATGCGTCGAATAAGGGCTTGTTATATGGTTGTATACTTGCGGATATGGCAACTGCATTTAGTCTTGTCGTTTTGGCGAAATCAGCTGAACTTGTAAGCCACATTGTAGTGCAAACAAGATTGATACTTGAGCATAGTGGAGTTGTGTGTGATCCTGATAAATCTGATTGCTTAAGTGCTTCAAGGAGTGAAACACTGTCGGTAAGAAACACGTACTTCTCTGTTCTGTTCTCTTTTCGAAGAGTATTCATCGCGAGAACGGATTTCACATCATGCATCAATGTGCTTTCATCTGATGGTAGCCCCCATTTGTCTCGCAAATTAGATAGTTTGTTTGTTATATTGCTTGCTCTTCGCTCGCTGATATTGGGAAGAAATTCGAGTGTTGCACCAATATCTTCTAACTTGGATCGTACACTTGCTCTGAGAATGATTACCCATTCTCTGGTTCTCTTTTCGGCTTTCATCACTCTCCAGGCTCTTGGAGAGAACCCAGGATCTCCATTATACCAGTAATTAACACATCTTTTCAGAATGCTATCTACTTCATTCAGTGTTTGGTTGAAAACGGAAACACTTCCGCCAAGTTGGATCACTGAACTAATGCACCACTTAGAAGATTGCTCATAGAGAGTGCCATGACAACCCAGTAAGTCCAAAACTATGCTTGTGTCCAAAAAGTAATGAAAATTACCATCTCGTTTTGGCTTATCTATGAGTGAAGAAGCTAAAATCTCTGATTGAAAGAAACCAAAACAGAGATCTATGTATGTGCTGAATATGCTTGAGTCATCCTTGTACTTATTCCTGATGAACTTACTAAAGGCAAAATCCCACAGTTCTTCAGCACATCCTGAATCGGGCAATGATTTCAGTGATGCTGATTCAGTACCGAGTGATTTTTTATACATACAAGCGATATTTCTAATGAGTATGCTCTGAAAATCGTCAAAGTCAGCCTTGCCTACATCCAGCATCATAGTATTTAAGTAGTCATTGAACTGGAGCATTAAATCATTTATTAAGTCCTGGTATTTCAGTATATTCGAGTCGATTTCTGTTACTATGTCACGCTGCGGAAGAATCATATGGTTGATAATATAATGTGAGTCTTTGACAGTTATATAGCCGTGCTTCATGTAATGCTCAAGAATGTATTCAATGACATGAATAGGGAGATTGATATGTAAATCAGAAAGAAGCAAAGAATGCATGTCTTTGACAGATACATCCGTTAGATCATTCTTCTTGATTATATACTCGATAATGGGAAATGTGCTCTCTATCAAAGATCCCTGTTCGTTGTGAGCAACAAGGAAGGCAATTGATCCTATTAGCTTATTGTGCATGCATCCTCCTTTGACCACTATTTACCCTCACAGTGAGTTTCTGTTCCCCCACCACTGCAACCTCAACTATCGCAAGAGTAGCCATTGCGATATTGATCCCCCAGATCATGTGCTCCACTTACTACTTCCTATTCTACGTTTCGAGCAAGGCGAAGGCCATTTGAAATTGCATTATTCTCCGGGCTGTTATACGATCTGGCTGCAACACGATGATACACCCAGTAAGAACTTGTACCACGTTTTGCTTTGTAACTCCCACCTCCATGTGGACTACGGACGACAGGGCAAGAAGCAAAAAGGAAGTTGTTTTCATATGCTTCTCCTATTCCGCTCTCCTGCATACGCGGAATCCGATGCTGCTGTAGGCGTAGGAAGGCGCGTTGTAGTAGCGAGAGGCAACCCCGCAATAGATCGCGCTGTTGCTCCAGCCGCCGCCACGGTTCACTCGGGTCGAGCCGCTTGTGGGGCCCGTGGGGTTGTCAACAGGTGATGAGCTGTAGTAGCTACTGGAGTACCAGTCCCAGCACCACTCATACACATTGCCGCTCATGTTATAGGTTACACCATTACCAGGATATGTTACAGGATCCTTGTCATCCCCGGCAGCATGGGTCGTACTACCGGAGTTGCTTCCGTACCATGCCACATCACCACAGGTGTCGCTGCCTGCGTACAGGTAATCGGGACTATTCGTACAACCTCGGGCTGCATACTCCCACTCCGCCTCCGTGGGCAGGAGGTAGCCACTGGCGCTCCAGTTACAACTCCAGTCGGAAAGATCATAACAGGGTGTCAAACCTTCCTGAAGACTCAGGTAATTACAATACGCAACAGAACCATACCACGTAATCTCAATCACGGGACATTGAGGATCCGAAGCAATCGAACTCCCTCCAAACACCAACTGGCTGCCATTCCAGTCGATAGCACAATAGCTGCTATTGATATTCAGCAACTCCTGGGAATTCCCTTGAGCATTCGTTACTGTACTGGTGGAGCAATTCACATACCCCTGCTGATATGCCCAGTTGTACACATCAATCACCTCTTGATGCGTCACTTCATACGTCCCGATGTAAAACGCGTCAAGGTTCACCGTGTGGATCGGCGTAGCAACACCAGTCCGCCCCATCTGGAACGAACCGGCAGGGACGAGGATTATGTTGTCAGGGACATCATCCAGTGTGATGTTTTCCTCTGCAGCATTCCCCGTGTAGTCTGATGTATAGGCGTAAACTCGATAGGAGTATTCAAGCCCTGTCTCCAAACCTTCGTCAGCGTAGCTTAGAGTACCAATTGATACATCGGCAATCTGACTCCAACTGCCTGAACCTACTTTTCTGTCGATCCTGAAGCCACTCTCTCCACCAATTGCATCATACTGCCATGCTAATTGACAGCTTGATACGCTGGTTTGAGTTACTTCCAGATTGTACGGTGCTGGGAAACTAATTGTGATGCTTTCCTCTGCAGCATTCCCCGTGTAGTCTGATGTATAGGCGTAAACTCGATAGGAGTATTCAAGCCCTGTCTCCAAACCTTCGTCAGCGTAGCTTAGAGTACCAATTGATACATCGGCAATCTGACTCCAACTGCCTGAACCTACTTTTCTGTCGATCCTGAAACCACTCTCTCCACCAATCTCGTTAAACTCCCATGCCAATTGACAGCTCGATACGCTGGTTTGAGCAATTTCAAGGTTGTACGGTGCTGGGAAACTAATTGTAACATCATCACTTGTCGGATTTGAGATGTTCTCATCCGCAATGGCATATACTCGATATAATATCTGGTCGTTTATTGCCAGTCCTGTATCGGTAAAAGAACGAGTTGATTCGTCGAGAAGCTTGTATTCATCCTGCCAATTCGAGGTATTGATTTTCCGATCAACTCGGTAATGATCGGTAAAACCATCATGCACCCACGAAACCTGAACGCTTGACAGCGACAATATCTGGATCGACAGAGAATCGACCGGTGAAAGCGTATTGCCGGAATCTGCGGGATTATCGAAGTCGTACTCGGTGCACGAGAGCAGCGCCAGTATGGCCGCTACAAGAAGAAAGATTTTGTATGGTTTCATGGTTTTACATCCTGGGTTATCTTGGCTTATTCCCATCCGTTCTCATGATAGAGGCTGAGCACTTCGGATTCAGAAATAGCATTATTATAGATCCGGATATCGTCGATCAATCCATTGAAGAATTTGTCCCAACTGCTATTGTGACTTTGACATCCAATACCAAGGGTTTGCGATGCTCCATTTATTAAATTGTCGTTGTTATCTGTAAGAGTAAGCTCAAGATTTCCGTCGATATAAAACATATACTCCATGTTGCTTCTATCTCGAATCCACACGACATGATGCCATTGTCCATCTCCAACAATCTCATCATTCCCGTATACCGTATGCACACCACCATGTGAGCTGTATGAGTCACAACGAGATGTTGCTTCCGCCCTGTTTGCATAACTTGGGTGCTGTGAGTTCCATACCCCAACGGTGACTTCCCCATCATCTGAGTTTTCAAAACCAATAGCAATCAAATTCGAGGATTCATCAAGGACATCTTCAGATTTATACCAAACTGACCATGTGAAACTATCATCAGTTGAATACTGAAGCGCCAGATCAGTTGTGATATATTGCGATTGCCCATTGAATGACATTGCTCCGTTTGTTACACCAAAACGATCCATCACTGGAACAGCATTATGGCTTTCACCATGATGTCCATTTCCACTCGCATCGTCACCAGTTCCATTTAATGGATAATAAGCAACCAATCCTTCAGTTGGAATCGCGTTCAATTCAATACTCACCTCTATCGCGTTTCCCGCATAATTGGGTGAATATGCATACACTTGATAAGTATATTGAACACCTGTCTCCAAACCTTCGTCATCGTAGCTTAGAGTACTAATCGATACATCAGCTATTGGACTCCAACTGCCGGAACCAGCTTTTCTTTCAATCTTGAAACCTACTTCACCCCCAAGAGCTTTATATTCCCATGTCAACAGACAGCTCGACGAGCTGGTTTGAGCAATTTCAAGGTTGTACGGTGCTGAGAAACTAATTGTAACATCATCACTTGTCGGATTTGAAATGTTCTCATCCGCAATGGCATATACACGATATGATATCTGCTCGTTTGGCGTCAGCCCTGTATCGGTAAAGGAACGAGTTGATTCGTCGAGAAGCTTGTATTCCTCCTGCCAGTTCGAGGAATTGATTTTCCGATCAACTCGGTAATACTCGGTAAAACCATCATGCACCCACGAAACCTTAACGCTTGACAGTAACAATATCTCAATTGAAAGAGAATCAACCGGTGAAAGCGTATTGCCGGAATCTGCGGGATTATCGAAGTCATACTCGGTGCACGAGAGCAGCGCCAGTATGGCCGCTACAAGAAGAAAGATTCTGTATGGTTTCATGATATCTCCAACCTTATTCCAATAACAATGGACGAATTCCCTAAATTATTATTTCTGAGTATTGGGTTTGGCTCATTCCGATATAGTAAAATAGCTATCACTATAATCGAATTGATCTGGATATCCGATAACATCGGAATTTCGGATACAAATCCGAAAATCAGAACCTGTTTGACCACTTAAAGCTAAGGGAACAGACCATTGAATGGACCCTGTATTTTCATAGTAGTTATGGATTGCTCCCCATAATTGTTCCCCTTTGTAATATAAGATATCAACTAAAATCGTAGTATCTGCCGTGTCCCATTGAATTGTATATGTATTGCCAATGTACAAAACTTCTCCACCGTTTGGGTATGTGATTGTTATCATGGGAACAATATTATATTGAGCCGAAGTGATCGAACTTGGTGTCCAATCCGAATAATAGGCCCTAGCCTTTAGCGTCGATGTTGAAGAGATGCTAATTGGTGAGGAATAGATACTCGATGACTCAGTCGGTTCAGAACCATCAGTCGTATATCGAATCGTTGATTCGTTGGTAGTGCATGAAATCGTCACGGACTGGCTGGACGTGTATGAGCCACCGGGAGGATTGAAGGTAGGCGTTGCTACTGTTGAGATGCTGATCGAGTAGCTTGCAGTTGCCGTTTCACTATTATTCCAGCCGGTTCTAAAGCCTTTAGCCTTTAGCGTCGTTGTTGAAGAGATGCTAATTGGTGAGGAATAGATACTCGATGACTCAGTCGGTTCAGAACCATCAGTCGTATATCGTATTGATGCCTCGCTGGTGTCACAAGTGATGGTCACTATCTGATCGTCATTATAAGTACCTCCAGACGGACTCATCACAGGAGTAGCAACAACTAACGAATATTGTTTCGTTACTTCTGCTGCATTAGAGCAGTTCAGATCGTTGCACACGATCACTCGATAAGAATATGTTTGATTAAGGGTTATTTGAGTATCCGAATAGGTACATTGCTGGCCAGAAACAGAAGAAAAACATTCATTCCAGTTACCGATGTCGGTTTTCCGATCAATCCGAAATGAGGTAACGGGGCCTGAGTATGACCAATTGAGAACCATCAAACCTTCATCGGGTACAGTGGCGTTAAGATTAGTAACCGGCTCTAACAAATACTTAGAATCACAGGGATTTTCGAAGTCGTACTCCGTGCACGAGAACAGCGCCAGCAGGACGATCGCCAACAGGATGTATTGCATATATTTCATGTTGTTGTCCCCAATCATTATTTGCTGTAAACAGCGGTCATGATCCAGTCGAAAAGAGTGTAAATCGCCAGTCCGGACGCGGCATAGTAGCAGTAGTTGCGGTAGTCTTTATTACGCTCTACATTGTCTCTGTTACTCTCTGCATCAGCCGTAGTTGTGGCGGCTTGGTAATCGTCGTAGTAACCGTCAGCTTGCATACCGAAGTAGTAACCTCCACCGGCTGCGATTGCGGTCGCCGTCAGCCCGATCCACCCCTGTGTGCGCCAGAAGTTTCGCTTGGCTTGTCGTGAGCCTGAATATGTGTCCATCTCGAAGGTGACGTCTCGGTGTTTCCCCTCTTCGATTTGTATCGTCTGACTCATGCTGAGATACTGCGGATGAGTTAACTGGATGTTGTATGATCCATAGAGCAACTCGAGCGTTGAAGGAGTTGTTTTGCCCACATCTTCTCCATCGACATGTATTTCAGCATTGCCGATGTTGACACTGGTGTTTCGTTTTTCCACTGCAAAAATAGCTACACTACCCAACTGCGCTCGTGGTTCCAGTGCAACTTCTTTGGTCTGGCCGATGTTGATGTAAACTTGCCGCGAATCGTCTTCATGGCGTTCGCGTTGCGCAGTAACAGTGTAGCTGCCGGGGGCAAGGTTCCTTTCAAACTCATCGCTTCCGACAGGCTGTTCATCCAGTAAAATTCGACTGTTAGGCGCATACACTATCAGTGTTCCGAAGTCCTTGGTCATGACCAGTGTCTTTTTAACAGGCCTACCGGGCGTGACGGTTACCGTTTCAGGTGTTCCGCTCCAAAGCGGTTTCTCCACCCGCAATAAATAGGTACCGGCATCCATGCATTCATTAATCCACGGTGTTGTCCCCACCTCGTTGCCGTCGATAAAGACCTTCGCGCCTGTTTCCGGTGCGCTATCGATCTCCAGCCGCGCGAAATTGGGTTCGAGATCGACATCGAAGTGCTTGTCATCGCCATCTTCGATGGTGAAGTTCTCCATATAGGTGTTATACTGAGACAGTTCAAGACGCAGGCTGTGTTCGCCACTACGAATCTCACTTCTGGAGCGAGGCGCAGCCCCCATGGGCTTCTCATCCAGATAGACAGTTGCACCCGCGGGATTACTGGTTACTCGCCAGTAACCGAAACGTGGCTTGAGTTTCTCTAAAGGAACGGTCAGCGTTTCACCTGATGTCAGGGTGAAAGTTCTTGAAGCTGAATAATACAAGTCTTTGCGAAAGGTCAATGTGTAGTCGCCAGCATATAGGCTACCTTGGTAAGGTGTTGTACCAACCTTTTGACCGTTCAACTCCACATCGGCTCCAACCGGGTCCGACTCAATCATCACGATTCCCGGCGACGCAAAGGCTACCTCACTTGCGCCTGGCTCCATTGTGATAGAAACACTCTGATCATCTGTCAGCTCGATCTCGCGAGTCTGAGTTGTGTAACCTTCTTTTTCAAAGGTAAACTTGTATGTTTCTTTGGGGAGTCGGAAAGGGACTACCGTTGAGTTGGCTGCGATGGGCGCTTTCTGTCCGAGCGTCACTGCCACACCCTCAACATTGAATTGGAATGTTAACGAGACCACATTGTCGATTTCTTGATGCGGCCCACTGCTCACAAGCGTCATCGCGTACACATGATTGCTTTCTATGGAGATGTTGATGTGATAATTCAATTTCACATAACCATCGCTCGTGAAGATGAGTTGTTTTTCGTTTGGCGAGAGCCAGACAAACACTTCTCCAGTGCGATATATAGGATCGCCGACGATTCGTCTATTCGAAGAAATATTCAAGTTCGTAATATCTGTCTTGATTCGTACCAAAGCGCAAGTATTCCCACTAAGATCAGTACGCTGGTATTCTTCCCGGGTCAGAGTAGCATCCATCGGCAGTTCATGCAAGTCTTCCCTCACGATCATTTCAGCGGCAACAAGTTGCCAGCCCGACAGGCAGCAACACAAGAAAACAAACAAGCGCAATGCCATGTTTTTCATATGTTATTCTCCATCTTGATTTATCAGGTTTAGTGAATCTTCCATAGTGAAATCTTCCAACCCGAAAATTGAACCATCCGGATTCTTCTCAGGTTGCCATGTACGCACATAGATTTTTGGCCTGCTGGTATCGGCAAGATCAAACATGAGAAACAAGTATCCTTCATCAGCATAATGCTGAGAGTAGTAGTGCTGGTGTATTTGAATGCCGAAGCGACTGTCTTCCGGATTATTGCTGCGGCTGATAGTATTATCTTCAAAACGAAGACTCACAAATTCGTTGGTGCTGAACAGGTTCCGAAGATTTCGGACATATGTCTGCTTCGACAGACGGGTAGCTTTCCATTGTGGCCCGAGACGTCGGTACATACCTTCAATATCTGTGTCGGGATCGTTTTTCACCACTGATCCAACAATGATCAAAGCATTGTCGGCGAAAACCTTCTCGATGAAATCTATGTCCTTGAGGCAATACGCGGTTTTGTAGTCTTCAATAAATGCCAGAATTCGCTGACGTTCGATAGGCGTTGCTTTTACGCTGCCCAATATGTCATCCTGAGCGCTTTCTGTGAGACCAAAGGCGATTTTCTCCAGTTTATCATCTTTATCGAATGTGAATACAAGCGGCTCGACAAACTGACAACCACTTTGTGGAAACGAAAACTGCATTGAAACACCTCGCACAATGGTTTTATCATCGTAGCGCTCACAGACAAACGACGCATTGTCGTTCACAATGCGACCCTGCCCATTGCCTATCAGCATTTCGAAATATCGTTTCCCTGAATCGTTACATAGTTCGTCCACATCAGCAAGCCTCCGTGATTGCAAAGCCTCGCATAGTTGCTGACCAATTGTAAGATAATGCATTGCGTCAATTGACTCAGAACGTGTTTGTACTTTTACTTCGAGTGGTTCAGATAATGTAGTCCCCCCAGTTTTCCAACGTACTTCCATTTGCGATTGAGGAAATTGAGGGAGTAAACAGCTTTCATTGGCAATTCGTGCGATATCTGCATTATACCTTGCTTGCTGTTTGTTGAAGTAAATCACTCCTATTTTGATAGGATTGAGTACATTGTCTGGTTGGCAGGGAAACTCGAGTAACGCCCCATCTTCTCCAAGAGATATTGGCTCAGACCAACAATTACCACAATAATACTGCAACTCAAGACTTTGGATGGGTTGGTTGTTGAAAGAAGCTCTTGCCTTCAAGAAGGATTGATGATTATCTTCATCCCATACTGGACTGGAACATTCGAGCGTGAGTAGATTAAACACTCTTATAATTCGGTCTGGAAGAAAGGTAATCAGGCTTTCCTCGTGACCATTATAATCAAATCGCACATTTCTCCACCCAGGATGTGTTCGTAACAAGATGAGTGCAGAATAGTAGTTCATTAAAGCAGCGTCGATACGCAGTTCATGTTCGGCATTAAGTCCAAGATTAATAAAACTACGAACCATCTCAGCTCTTTCTTGGAATATCTGATCCATGTCGTCACGGAGAATGTATCTATAAACAGTCCAACTACCATCATCTTCTTCAAATTCTGCTCTCTCAGCGCCATTGAGTTGAGTGTTCGAGTATGTCTTCAAAGCAGACTGACAGTATTCCTCAACATTCCCATTTTCCTCAATGATGAAGCTTTCGAATGAGGCTTCAACACTAATTGATATCTGGCTCAGTAAATCCTTAATGGCATTATCATCTGCTTGCATCGGGTTTATAGCTGTACCCTTACCTACGATCCAGTTGGAATTCGTGCGCATTTGCTCAAATTCACTTTGAGAAAAAGCGAAAGTAGAAATTGCGAAAAAGCTAAATACAAGTAAAAATACAGATTTCATCCGAACTCCTTGGACACAGATTTTGCAATTGCAAATCCTTTGAAAATAAGCATTACAAGATTTCACTTTCAGATTCCTGCTCATATGTGAAAAACCTCTGCATGACCCTATTTTACTTCTATAATGCGATTTATGAGGGAGAGAAGCAGAAAACAAGACACTCTCTTCATCTGGCTTTATAATCAAAATATCTGCAATCTATATGCCATCTGTCAACTAAACCGTAACTGTTTATACTGCACAAATATAATTATGCTTCCGTTCTGTTGTCTGTAGAGAATTATCCACATTCTGTGGCAAAGTGGCAACAGAACCATTGTGATAAAACAGACTCATTCCCTAATACCTGTAATGCTAATAAATAGAAGAAATAAAAAAGCACAAGGAAAAAATCTTAGACGCGCATAAACTCCTGTGTCATACGTGGGCAACCCGCTTTGCCATCCTCGTGTCCTCTTCGTAATCTCGCTCCATGAAACAGATTGATTTGATCGATTGGGACCGCATACGGTTCTTCCGCAAGAGCGAGTTCGTCTGCCCGTGCTGCGGCGAGGTGAAGCTCGACGCTACCTTCGTGCTGAAGCTGGACTTGGCGCGCGAGCTTGCAGGCGTGCCGTTCGTCATCACGAGCGGTTACCGCTGCCCCGCGCACAACGCCGAGGTTGGCGGCGTGAAGCAGTCCGCGCACATGGCCGGACTGGCCGCAGATATCGCGTGTCCGGACAGCGTGGCGCGACTCAACATACTGCGCGGCCTGATCGTGGCAGGCTTCCGTCGTATCGGCATCGGCAAGAACTTTATCCATTGCGACGTGGACGCCAGCAAGCCCAACAACGTCTGGCTGTACGAGGATCGGTGATGGCAGTGCTGCCCGTTGCGACCGACAAGGCTGTCGCCATCCTGAACCTGACGAACGACCGTCGTATCACCGCGACGTTCGAGGAGCACGCGCCAGCCGTGATGCTGCTGTTGAAGCGCGTCTCGGACGAGGCCGTGTGGGCCGACCTACTCGCAGGCGAGACCGACGACGAAACCACCGACAGCTACACCTTCGCCTATTGCTACCTGCTGCTGGCCGAGACGGTCGAGCTGCTCAATCTCAAGACGCTCGGCGAGGGCATCATCAAGACCACCGGCATCGACACGCAACAGACCGAACTACTGACCGGCTCCGAAGTGCAGGCGTTCCGCAAACACCTGACCATCAAGGCATTGGAGACCATCGAAGACTTTCTCAGCGCAGACGGCTACTCGCGGCTCCGCGAGCTGGCGCTCGGCACCTCCCGACTCCGCCCCCGCACCAAGGCAAGCGTGATATGACCCCTCCCGACAACTCCCAAAGCGACATCTACCGGGCTATCTTCGCGGCCATCGAGAGCCGTCTGCATCTCATTGGGAGCGTGATCGATGGCGAAGCGCGCAGGCTGATTCTGGAGCGTGATATCAAGGCTGAGGGCGATTTCCTCGCCAACACCGGCTACGAAGTCGAGGTCGGGAGCGCATCCATCGACCTGATCGTCGGCTCCAACGTGCCGCACGAGCCGTTTGTGCTCGGGGGCAAGGTTCCCTCCTGGACACCGCTCGAACCGCTCAAAGCTTGGGTGGAGCGCAAGAACCTGTCTTGGGTCGACAAGAAGAGCGGCAAGGCGCTGTCGATAGAGCAGATGGCGTACATGATCCGCGCCAAGATCAAGCGCGAGGGCATTCCGGCGAGGAACGTGTTCGCCGAGGTGATCAAGAACCGCGAGTCGTGGATTTTCCAGCAGCTCGACAGCATCGAGGTCGCGTTATGAGCTACGCCGAGACGCGCGAGCTGATCTGCCAGGCGTTGGACGCCTGCGGCATCGATTCGGAGAACATCCGTTTCCACAAGGACGACGTACCGTCCGCATTCCCCGCCGCGATGGTAGTGCTGCAGGGCGAGAAAGGCGTCAATGGCACCAGCAAGCGATACACGAGCATCGAGCACGATATCGGCGTGTTTCTGATTGCCGATGTCAACGACTCCGACGACCCGGACAGCGCGGTTCTTGCGCTCTCGGAGCGGTTCCGCGAACAGTACCGCAAGCACGTCGGACGGGACATCCCGCAGATCGAGTACTACGCAGCCAGAGCCGATTCGGGGCGTCGTGTCCGCATAGCCAAGATCTTCACGGTGACGCCATGAGGGTGCGCAAGATCGGCGGCTTCAACGTCGGCTACAGCGACACCGACGAGCTGCTCCAGAAGCGGTACGGCGGTGTTTCAGCCGACTTGAACAATTGTAAGTGGACTGGCTCTCGGCGGCTCACGAAAGCGCAGGAGCAGCGCAAGATCGTATCGTCGCCGTTCTCGATGAGTAACCTGCTGCGACTGCTGGAGAAAGACGAATACCATGCCGGTTGCGTCGCCGCCAAGATGAATGCCACCGTGATGCAGGTGGAAGTCGCCAACGCCAGCCTAAAGAAATGGCTCCTCGAAGCGCAGTATCCGGGCAGCGAGGACGTTTCCTCGGTGCTGGCGGAGTTCCTCAAGTATTACCTCTCCTGCGGCAACGGCTTCCTGCTGAAAATGCGCAACACGAAAGGTCAATGGGTGGGCCTTGAACGGCTGCTGCCCACCGAAACGCAGATCGTCGAAAACTACGACCAATTCGGGTTCTTCCGGCCCGACTTCATCCAGGTCAAGAACGGCAAGAAAACCTACTTCCCCGGCGCGGATGTCATCCACTTCAAACAGACGACGCACAAGTCGAACGCGTGGGGCGTGGCGTGCCTGCCGGTGGCGGTCAACATCGAGATTCTCTCCGAAGTCAAAGTCTTCGACTACAACAACTTCAGGAACGGCTTGCTCGTCGATTACTTCATGATCGTCGAGGGCGGCAGCCTGCGTGACGACGTGGTCGAGGACGCCGAGGGTAACGAAGTTCTGAAGGACGCCTTCACCGTCATCGAGGAGACGCTGCAGTCCGCGAAGGGCAACAACAAGTCGCACACGACCGTCCTCATCGAGACCGAGAACAAGGACGCTCGTATCCGACTGGAACCGCTTCGCCAGCAGGATCGCGACGGTGGTTTCATCACGCTCAAGAAAGACCTGCGCGAGGGCATTTTCGCCTACCATCGCGTCCCCGCGAGGATCGTCTCGCAGCTCATCCCGGGGCAGCTTGGTGGCGACAATCGCTCCGACATGCTGATGTTCCATCATTTCGTGATCAAGCCGCTCCAGCACCGGCTCGGGCAGGTCTTGAGCAGCGCGTTCAATGCCGAGTTCGGCTGGAAGCTGACACCCGCCGATTTCGACTTCGGCGACCTGACATCGATCTTCGAGAGCGAGGACGAGAAACTTTTCAATTCCAATAGATTAGGAGGCTGAATGACAGAACGTAAAACCGTGCGCAAAGGCGAGTTGCGCAACGTCGAGGTGGAGCTCGTATCGCTCCTGTTCGACGACATGAACCCCGCCAACCAGAAGGGCTTCGTGGTGAAAGCCGCGAGCGGAAAAGCGTACAAGGTGCGCGGCTCGTCCGTGAAGTTCAAGAGCGAGACGAAGGGGCGTCAGGGGCGTCTGTTTGTGACGCTGATGGAGCCGGACGTGAAGGACGCGCAGGGCGATTTCTACACCGCCGAGGAAATCCAGAAGGCGTGCGACCACTTCAGCAAACACGGCATGGTCGGCCGCAACGACATCAACCACAACAACCACCCCATCGACGACTTCTCGGTTGCCGAAAACTACATCCTCAAGACCGAGGATCGCACGCACTTCCCCGATACGCGCGTCGGAGCGTGGGTGCAGGTTCTCAAGTGCGACGACCTCGACTCCGCGCTGTGGAAGAAGGTCGAGAAGGGCGACTTCAACGGCGTGTCGATCTATGGCCGCGCTGACGATTATAACAACACCAACGAGACCTTGAAGGCCATCCGCGACGAGATTGCTGGCCTGCGCGACCTGCAGAAATCGCTCAAGGACGCCGACCGTGAAGCGGAGCTCGAGTCCGCCATCGACGAGCTGGAGAGCAAGGTTTCGAGGCTGGAGAGCGGCATCGACGACGGCGGTCTGCGCGAGGCCGTGAAGTCCATCGAGAAGAGCCTCGACAGCCTTTCCACAACCATGAGCCGCGCGATTTCGAAGAGCATTCAGGGCGAACCGGACGCCGACGGCGGCGACCGCGAGGTGATCGTCAACGGCGAGAAGGTGCTCGTGAAAGCGTCGCACCGCGAGATTTACAAGGGCATCGCGGATGTCGATTCCGGCAAGGCGATGAGCATCCTCACACCGAACAACACGAGTCTGTTCATCGACGAGGTCATCGGCTCCAAGCCCGGCGACACGCTAACCGACATCTCCGTCATCCCGCTCCTGAAGGACGAGAAGATCGACGTCGGCCTGATCGAAGACCTGATCTTCCACAACTCGCTCGATGGCACGCTCTCCGCGCAGGACGTCGCCACCGCCGACCTGTCCTGTCCGACCGGTATCCTCATGGCAGAGTTCACGTTGGGACGCGACGTGGTCGAGTTCTACAAGGACAAGTACGGCGAGGATGCCTTCGGAGCGTATGTGGAGCAGCACATCGCCCGCAAGACCGAGAAGGCCATGCGTCTGCTGCTGTTCCGTGGCGACAGAGCCTCGGCGACAGCCAAACTGAAGGCGCTCAACGGCCTCGTGAAGCTTGCCACCGACGGAACTGACGTCACCGCCATCAGTCCGACCACCTACGACGAGTGGACGGAGCGGTTCGAGCAGGTGCTTCTCGGCTTCACGGACGAGATGCTCGAGGAGCAAGAGAGCTTCCGCATCTACGTGAGCCACAAGGATCTGATTCGCATCCGTACAGAGCTTGGCCAGCGCGAGACCAACAAGGGCGACAAGCTGCTGCTCGAAGGCGGCAAGGTCAGCTTCAGCGGCATCCCGGTCAAGGCGCGGCTCCTCCCCGACAACTACATCGTCTGCGGTCTGACAAAGTTCATCATCATCGGCTACCGCACGGACGCCGAACTCAAGGTCGAGCACCACGGCGCGGACTGGAAATACCACTGGTACATCCGCATCCGACCGGGCATCACCTACGTCCCCGGCTTCGTCAAATTCTACCAACTCACCGACTAACCTCAAGGAGGACAACATGTGGAAATGGATACTCAAACAGGCGATCAAGGCCCTCGCAGAGCCGATTGTGGACGCCGTTATCAGCGCACTCGAAGCGCTCGCGAAACGTAGCGAGAACACCATCGACGACGCCTTCGTGGCCAAGTTCCGCGAGTTCAAGGAAGCCATCGTAGGCTTCATTCTCGCACACTGCGACAACATCGTAAAAAGCGCGTAGGGAGCCGCGATGCCAGTCGAAAAACCCACCCTACCAAGCGGTATGAGCTCCGGCGACCTCGCGAATCTGCTCAACCAGATCGGCGGCGTGGACGTGTACAACGTCCACGTCGGGGTCGGCGAGCTGACAGCAAGCGAAATCACCGCGATGTTCGCCAGTCAGGCGTCGATGGAGACCGAGCTGAGCACCAACTTCGAGGAACTCGGCGAGCTGGCCGAGAAACCGTTCAAGGTCGAGTCGAAGACCGAGAAGCTCAAGACGCGCCACTACCAGATCGAGGGCAAGCGCACGAATGTGGTGACCGTCACGATCGTCGGCATCAACGAGGACAAGAAGAACTGGCTCGAGGAGCAGAGCGCCGGCATGGCGCAGATCACGCTCGTGGCCGTCTCGAAGGACAAAACGCAGGCGGTGCTGATCAACGGTTGCCGCTGGACGGTCGATTGGAGTGGCGAAGCGGACGGCCTTTACACCCAAGAGGTGACCACCGAGTTCACCGGCAAGACAAGCGGCAAGGTTAGTTTCTTCAACAAGATACCTGTGTCCGCTGAATAGGAGAAATCATGGAATGCACATGCGATCCTGAAATTCGCAAGAAGATATCGGACGTGCACAAAGAGGTCTATGGCAACGGCGATTCGAGCCGGTCGATGGTCACCCGCATCGCGCGTCTGGAGACAAACATCAAGCTGCTCACGAGCCTGACCGTCAGCCAGTTTTTCCTGCTCGTCGGCGTCGCAGTGAAAACCTTTCTGGGGGCGTGATGGACATCAGTTACGCGACCTTCAGAAAGGTGCTCTCGACGCTGCTCCGCAATGACCAGCTTCGTCAAGGGCTGACCGAACTGCTCTCCGGTAACGAAGTCGAGCTGAGCGAGGTCGGCTTCCTGGACTTGCTCGAAGAGTCCCACGTCGACATCGACATCCTGCGCATCCTCACCGGACGCGAGCCCGAGGACATCGGGCCCGAGCATGCGGCGGAGGCGTTCACGGCTTTTTTCTCGGCTGTCAGAGGCAGTTGGCGCGCGTTTCGGCCCTTGCTCGAAGGTTTGGGCTGCACGGCGCGAGTCGAAGCGGGGACAGCATAGAACGCCTCGAGATGGCCCTCCGCGGGGCGGGGTTCACGCAGGCGGACTTCATCGAGCTGAGCCTGCCAGAACTCTACCTTCGCTACTGCCTCTGGATAGTTAATAGTTAAGAGTTGGCAGTTAATAGTCTGGCGGGCAGTGTCTTAGTCATCTCTTGAACTATCAACTGCTAACTATGAACTAATAACTGAAGCGACTGAAAGGAGCGACATTGGATAGTCTCATCACATGGATCGGCGGCAAGAAGCTGCTGCGCAAGAAGATTGCCGCTCTCGTGCCGGACGACATCACCGGCTATGTGGAGCCGTTCGGCGGCGCGGGTTGGGTGCTGTTCCACCGCGACCGCTGGGCCCGACTGGAGGTGTACAACGACCTCGATTCGCGGCTCACCAACCTGTTCCTGCAAGTGAAGTTCCACCCGGACGCGCTCGTGAAGGAGCTGGAACTGATGCCTGCCTCTCGCGCCCTGTTCGACAATCTCGTCGATCAACCCGGACTCACCGAGTTGCAACGCGCCGCGCGGTTCCTCTACGTCATCACCCGCTCGTTCGGCGGCAAGGGCGAGCACTTCGGCAGGGCATCCACGTCAGGCCCCAGTAGCATGCAGCGCAAGCTGGAACGCGTCCACGCGCTCAGCAAACGGCTCGACAAGGTCACCATCGAACACCTGCCCTACGAGGAGCTGATCGCCTTCTACGACCGGCCCGGCGTGTTTTTCTATTGCGACCCGCCCTACGTGCATGGCACGACGTATGCGAACGCGCGTCACTTCGATCACGAGCGGCTTCGGGACGTGCTCAAGGGCGTGAAGGGCCGCTGGCTGCTCAGCTACGACGACTGCCCCGAGGTGCGCGAGCTGTACGCCGGTCACACCATCATCCCGGTCTCTCGCGTGAAGGGGATCAACCGGATGCAAGGCGAAAGCATGTTCGCCGAGGTGATTATCGCAAACTATGAGGTGACAGATGAATAGCGTCATCGGTTGGGTGGGCGGCAAGCGATTGCTGCGCAAGGCGATCGTGCCGCTCATCCCGAAGCACGACACGTATTGCGAGCCGTTCGCTGGGGCGGCGTGGATTCTGTTCGCCAAGTCGCGCGACCACAAGGAATGGCAGGCGACGAAGGGCCAGAAGTACCGCGAAATCCTCAACGACATCAACGGCGAGTTGGTCAACTTCTGGCGGCATGTGAAGCACCATCCCGCCGCGCTGAAAGCCGAGTTGGACAGGCTCGTAGCCTCGCGGGAGCTGTTCCACGAGTTCCTCGACAGTGCGTCACGTACCGACCTCGAACGCGCCGTGCGGTTCTACTACGTGCTCGCCTGTTCCTACGGCAGCCTGAGCAGCACCTTCGCCGTGCGTGGCCACCTGACGATGCTGCCGATCCGTCGTGTGGGCAAGCTGGAAGCGGCAAGCGAGAGGCTTCGGGACGTCATCATCGAGCGACTCGATTTCGAGGCTGTCATCCGCAAGTACGACCGGCCCGCGACGTTCTTCTACATCGACCCGCCGTACTACGAGCGAGAGATGCTCTACGAGCGCGACAAAGTGGCTGCGTTCACAGAGCATGAAGAACTGGCCAAGCAGCTGCGCGAGGTGCAGGGGAAGTGGCTGCTCAGCTACAACGATCACCCCGTTGTCCGTGAGCTGTACAAGGGCTTCACCATCGACGTGGTGAACACGCGCTACTCGGTTTCGGGGACAAACAGAGAAAGCTCTGAAATCCTCATCCGTAACTACTGATGGCGTCGATCAAGTTCAGGATCATCATCGAGAAGGGCGACGCGAAGGCGGCCGTCACCGACGTCGAGGCGCAAGTCGACGACCTGAAGCAGAAGGCTGAGGAGCCGAAATCGCTGAAGCTCGACGCGCAGGCCGCGCTGGGCGTTATCCGCGATGTGATGCTGAACCTGTCGTCGCTGAAGTCGGTCATCGATGGCGTCGTGGGTAAGGCGAACGACCTGCTGAACGCATCGCTCAAACAGCGGCAGGCCGTGACCCTCACCAACATCGCGTTCGGCGAGCAATCCGAGTCGATGCAGGAGTTTGCGTCGCGCATGCAGGCGGTCACGAACCACGGCGACGAAGAGCTACTCCCCCTCATGGCCAAGATGCGCCAGACGTTCAAGATGACGACCGACGAGGTGCAAGCTATCACGCCCTACATCCTCGACTTCGCGGACGCCAACGCTTCCACCGGTATGACCGTCTCGGCGGCGTTTTCGCTCATGGGACGCGCGGTGAACGGCTACACGGACTCCCTGCGCGAGTACGGTGTGGAACTCGACAAAAGCCGCATCCAGCAAGAAGGTGTGAGTTACCTTGTCGAGAAGCTCGCAGGCGACTACGGCGGCGTCTCGGAGGCTCTCGTCGACCTGCGTCTGCAAAACGCCAACGCGTGGGGTGATATCAAGGAGCAGATCGGTGACATGCTGAATGTGCTCATCGAGCCGCTTCTGAAGGGCATCCGCGACCTGTTCGATTGGTACAACCAGCTCACACCAGTCGTCAAAGGCTTCGTGACCGGACTGGTGGTCGCCATCCCTGTCATCGGAGCCGTCACCACCGCCATCACCGTGCTGACCACCGTCGTGATTGCCCTCAAAGCCGCCATCAATCCCGTCGTGGGCGTCATCAGTTTGCTGGCCGCAGGAGCGACTGCGGCGGGTTTCGCGTTCGCGTCGTCGAGTTCGGCCACGCGGAACGCCGGGGAATCGCTGGAACGCTACAAGCGACAGGTTGAGGAGGCCCGGCAAAAGCTGGACGAGCTGATTGCTGGCATGACGAGCTTTAGCGAGCTGGTCTCCGAGAGCCGCAAGGAGGTGGACGAGCTCAGCTACGACCAAGCCAAGAGCGAGTTCGAGACCATCACCGACGCGATTGTCGCCGCCCGAGCGAAGTATGATGAAGCCATCAAAAGCTCGACCACGCAGGACGAGGCGTGGCAGGCGTTCGAGGAAGAACGGGAACTCATGGCGCGACGCACTGCGCTGCGCAAGCGGCTGTTCGACGACGATATGCGCGCCATCGAGGAGTACCACGCGGGAAAGCTGCGCATTGAGCGCGAGCAGACCTGGGAGGGCGTGCGGCTGCTGCGCTACCGCATCGAGCAGGCCAAGGCCGCCTACGAGGAAATCCGTGAGGTCGACGCCGCGAACGTCGATGACAAGCTCACCGCATACCAGCGCTGGCAGCGGCTCGAGAAGCAGCTTTCGGACGCCATCGAGGAGGAGACGAACCAGCGGTTGGAGGTGCAGCGGCAGTATTCGCTGCTGGGTATCGAAGACGTGCTGGAACGCAAGATCGCCCAACTCGCCGCAGAGCGGGACACCGAACTCAAGCGCGCAGAGTCGCTGCAGGCTGGCGAGGAGACCTTGCAGAACATCCGCGCCTTCTACGCCAACGAGGAGAAGCGGTTACGCGAGGAACAGACCCATCAGCAGGAGACCGAAGACGAAGAGAAACGCGCTCGCAAACAACAGCACGAGCAGGAGATCGAGGCCATCCGCGAGGAGTTCCTCTCGCGTGGCGACGACCTGGCATTGCAGAGCTACGAAAGCGAGTTGGCTGCGGTGGACGCCTATTACGACCGCAAGCACACCAAGCTCCTGCAAGCCGGAATATCCGAGGAGCAGATCACCGAGCAGGCCGAAGCGGCCAAGCAACGCATCCGCGAGAAGTACCAACTCAAGGCGGCGCAAGGCTTTTCCGGCATGTTCGGCAACATCGCGAAAGCGGCGCAGGCGTTCGGCAAGAAAGGCTTCGCGGCGTGGAAGGCGATGGCCATGGCGCAGGCGATGGTCGACACCTACTCCTCGGCGGTGGCGGCGTTCAAGTCGATGGCGGGACTGCCAGTCATCGGACCCGCGCTGGGTGCGGCGGCGGCCGCTGCGGCGATTGCCGCTGGACTGGCCAACGTCCACACCATCAGCAAGCAGAAGTATCAGGAAGCGGCGCAGGGTGGGCTTCTCACGGGGCCGAGCCACGCTGGAGGCGGCATCCTCATCGAGGCCGAGGGCGACGAGTACATCACACGCAAGCAGCGTGTGCGCGAGCTTGGCGCGAAGTTCTTCCACTTCCTCAACTACGCCCCGCTGGAAGCCGTCCGTAAGACTCTCGGCAGTGTCCTCGTACCAGATATCCCCGTTCCCGCGACGCCGTCGTTCGCGTTTTCTGGCGGCGTCAGCGTGCCGTCGAGCAGCGTGCTTTCCACGCTGATAGAACGAGTAGACGACCTGATCGCCGAGAACAAGCTCCTGCGCCGCGAGCTGCGCGACAAGGAGTTATCCGTCCACAACCACATCTCCGCCAACGGCGTGCTCTCGATGGCCGACCCAGTCATCGTCAGCGAGAAAGCCGAAGAGGGAACCCTCATCCGGAGCGACCTGTGACGTGGCGCGTGGACTTCGTGGATCGCTTCACCTACTCGGTGCAGCACTCGCTATCGCTGGCGGACGGGCTCGACAACATCCGACTCAACGCCGACAAGATCGCCGGTACGAGCTACTTCGCCAAGGAGCCGCGCCGGGTCGAGTTCGAGTGCTTCAAGGACGACTGGCTCGACCAAAAAATCCTGTCCGGCGAGCACGAGTACGACCGCTACATCTCATACTACCTCGTGCGCCTCTACGAGGGCTCCACGCTGGTTTTCCACGGCGTCATCGACACCTCGTTCGTGAGCCACAACGCCAAGACCGACGTGGTCTCGTTCACCTGCTACGACTACCTGCGGCTCTTCGCCAAGTTCGACGACCAGACCATGCTCTACGCGCTCCACAGCGGCTACTCCGCCGATTACTGCTTCCGCTATCTGGCGCAGGGGATCGAGGTCGAGCTGGGCAACGAAATCACCATCCCCTGCTCGTGGTACGGCTATACGCCGCTCCAGATTGCTGTTGAGGGGCTGGAAATCCTGCAACTCGACTGGCTGCGCATGGTGCGCAAGTTTCGCCAGTGGAATGGCTCGTTGACGTGCTACTGCGGGTTCCGCTACGCGCCCATGTTCAGCGGCGATTACGTCCCCGAATTCCGCCTGCTCTTCTACTGCGAGCACGTCCTCGAAGGCAACATCCAGTGTAAGGTCTATGCGCGCAAGTTCCGCTTCTACAACGCGATCTGCTGGGTCGAGGACAGCGACGCCGAAATTGACGAGAAATCCGAAATCTTCAGCACCGGCGACTACGACGAGATGCTCGCGTGGCGCGACGAGCTGTGCGCGGAGTACGTGCCGTTCGAGCCGTGGGCTTCGTCGCGGACGTTCCACCACAATAGCAACACCTATAGTATAGGAATAGCGGACGCCGACCTCGACGACGCGACGGCTCCTGAGTACAAGTACGTGACTTACACGGGCAACGCGATTCCGGCAAACCTCTATCCGAAGGGCTTCTACGAGGGTGAGAACGAGCCGCTGGAGAAGCTCAAGGCCCTGAAAGCCGCACTGCTCCTGCACAACCTGACCATCGTATCCTTGCCCAGCGGTACGCTAAGACTGGTCAACAAAGACGACGCCTCGAACACAGTCACCACCATCGACTCCGCCGACGTGATCGAGTTCAAGCGGAAGCGGCTCAATCGCTCCCGTCCCGACACCTCCGTCCTGGACTGCCTCGTCGGCGACACGACCAACCTCAAAGCCCTCATCGCGGACTACTATGAAACCCTCTTCTGCCAGACGTGGAGCCTCGAGGCGACCGTCGACAACCTCGCCAAATACGACTTTGCCTTGTTCGACAAGCTGCTCATCAAGGGTGTCCAGTACCGCATCACGGAGTTGCAGCGCGACCCCAAGGCGGACGAGTACAAGCTCAAGGCGTGGGAGGTCTGATGCTGCTCTACGACGGCTTTCGCATCATCTCCATCGCAGGCGGCGTGTACTCCGGGTTCGTCGTCGAGAGCGGCGTGATCGACTACCAGCCGCAGCGCAAGTATCGCGTCGAGAAGCAGTGCGCCTTCGACCCCACCATCCTCATTCGTCGCGAGCCGTACAACGAGGATTCCATCGAGTGCGAGGCGTATCTGCCTGCGAATCAGTACGACGAGCTGTACGCCATCCTGAGCGGCGCAGACCAGCTCTACATCGAGTTCGACGCCGGTTCGGGGACGATGCAGTTTCCGGTCATCATCGACAAACTGCCCAAGCTCGAGGACGACGCCCGGTCGCACCGGAGCCGCATCAAGTTCACCCTCACCAGCATCTACAAACAGCTTTCGCCCATCGACTTCGACAGCGTGTTCGGCTACGGCAACGGCTGGGGCGACTGCTACGGATTTTAGGAGGACGCATGCCCGAAACCACCAACTTCAACCTCTACAAGCCGGTCGCCGGGGAGTCCGGATGGGCCGCCGCGCTCAACGGCAACTTCGACACCATCGACGCCCTGTTGTATTCGCATCAGACCAGCATCGACGGTCATACCGGCACAGGTTCAAACAAGCACAACGCAGAGCAAATCCGCACCTCGGACGGCTCGGATGTGCAATCGACACTGGCGGTCAAGGCGAGCCTGCACCACTCGCATCAGGCCGAGGACATCATCCTGCCCGACAACAACGATATCGGCCACCACATCGACGATATCAACGACACGCTCGTTGTCCTGCAAAACGGTAAGGCGGACATTGAGCATGAGCACGCTGAATACGCTCTGCAAACCGCTCTGGATACGGTCGAGAACACGCTCGACCTGCTGCTGCCAGACCTCGGTTCGGTTACACTGAGCGTGGATGTCGTCAATCGCAGCGGCGGCATCCGCATCCTGTTTAACACGACGCCTACAGTGCACTTCACGCAGGCCGACATCCTCATCGAGAAAGACGGCGTGGAGGTGCATCACGAGACTGTTCTGAGCACGTCCGTGTTCATCGCGGGGAGCGAACTCAGCGGTGTCGAGGACGGCGACGTAATCAACATCTCAGTAACGCTCTACAGCGGCCTCAGCTCGAAGATCAAGAAGGTCGACCACACCTACGCGACCACGACCTCGCCGCTCGAGGAGCGCATCGAGACCATCGAGCAACAACTCACCCTCGGCAACATCATCGACGCCTTTGCGCAGGATGAGGACGCCCTGCAGGCACTCGCGAACGTGCTCCATTCCTCGAACACCCTCGCGCAGAAGGTCTCGGAGTTGATGCAGACGTGAGCACGATTCGCCAGAACACCGTGTGGGACCTGTTGAACCGCAAGACAAAACCGACGGTCTCCACCGACCGCGATATCGCCTTCGTGAAGCCGATCTACTCGACGGTGGACGAGAAGGAAGACCTCGGCATCCACGACGAGAACCTCGTGCTCAGCGGGGACGAGTTCCCGCCGGACGCCAAGCCGGGGCAAATGTTCATCAAGAACGGTAAACCATACATCTACAAGGAGAACGCATGACGCAAACCGAACTCTACCAGACCACGAAACTGGAGCTGACGCACGAGTATGAGCGGCTCCAGAGACTCATCCAGGAATCCCGCGAAAAGCTGCTCAAGACTGAAGGCGCACTGCTGCTGCTCGGTCGACTCGAGCGAGAAGCGAAGGAGGCGTAATGGCAGGCACATGGCAGGAAATCCTCGACTCTGGGCAACTCGGCGTCGCCAATGGTATCGCGCAACTTGACGCCGATGGCAAGCTAACTTCGACGCAGGTACCGCAGATCGAACCGGGCAACATCACCGGCGTGCTCGAAGCGAGCCAGATCCCCGAGCTCGACGCCTCCAAGATCACCACCGGCGTCTTTGTCGTGGATCGCGTACCAGACCTCGACGCAGCTAAAATCGCTACCGGCGCCCTCGCCACAGACCGTATCCCGACGCTGGCCCAGAGCAAGATATCCGGACTCACCACAGCCCTAGCGGCCAAGGTCGAGACCCGCACCAAGATCAACGGCCACGCGCTGGAGGGAGACATCAAACTCGAGACCACCGACATCATCGCGGAGGTCACGGAGCTACCCGAAGAGGGCGTCATCGGGGAGGTCGTCGCATACGGCGGGAAGCTGTATGTCTGGAGTGGGGAGAAGTAG